AACCGTTGGAGTATGTGACAAAAAAAGAAACCGGATGTGGTGACACTGCGCAAGCATTCAGCATAAACGGAATTACCCAGCAATGGGAACCTCAGTTGGCCAAGGTCAACATTAAAATGTGTTACTCCGAGTTCACGGACGCTTTCACCCGTTGGGGACTGGCCAATGGATATGATATCCACAAACTGGATGAATCGAATTTCTTTTCATTCATTCAGGATACCGTTGCTCAGGCAATGAAAGCTGACTTTACCCGTCTGGCCATTTTTGGTGATGCGAATATCGCCTCACAGAGTATTCTTGCAGATTCAGGCAAAGCAGCTTATTATGATGTTGTGAAGAAAGGGTTGATTCCCACTTTGCAGTATTTTAAAACTGTAAATGATTTGTCTGGACAGTTTGTTACCCTTGGTAAAAATGCTGAGACTACCCGAGCACTCCAGTTCAATATGGATGCAGACTACGCCTTGAATTTATTTGAAGAGCTGACCGATGATCAGTATTTTGATTCAGATCAAATCCTGACTTCAAACTCGTTGTTCAAGAATTACAAGAACTTCTTGAGAAGAGGTACTGGAAACACTCCTCTTGAAAGTTCCAAACAGCAAATTCAGGATGGCATGGCTTCACTGAAATTTGACGGTGAAATGTTGACACCTGTGAAGTTTTACGACAAAAAACGTGTTGAGGATTTCACAATCCATCACGATGCTGTTGTTGATCCAGCCGCTGACGCTTTTGATGTTACCCACCTTCCACACTTCGCTTTGAATTGTTCAAAAGACAATTTGGTGATTGGTGTGGATGATACCAACGCCTTGACCGATCTCCGACTGGAGTATGTCGGTGGTGAGGATGAGCACTTTTACATTAAAGGCAACTACATGGTTGACTTTAAGATTCCTAACCCTAAAGCTTTAAGAGCTGCTTTATAGCAGCTCTTTTGCTTCTAATTTTCGGAGGAAAGAATTATGTCATGTGAAAAAAAACTCACAAAGAACTTTATAAGGGACTGTGCATATCGGCCAAAAGCTGGTTTGAAAAACGATATTTACCTGATCAATACATCAGACATTGATAAGGCTTTGACTCAGTTAAGTGCTAGTAAAATGTCGATTAGCACACTTGTACTGGCTACTGGAAAAGATATCTTCAAGGCTGAGGGTGCAGGTAAATATCCGATTGGGAATGTTGAGCTTGTAAAAGGTGACAATGGCAACGGATGGAAACACGGTAATACCCTTAGAATTGTTTACTATGGCGAAGATGCCAGGGTGAACGTTCAGAACATGGTTGATGATGGTCGGATAACAACCATTATCGAGAAAAAGGATTCAGGATTAAGTGGGGAACTCACTTACGAAGTTCTTGGTTTTGAATCAGGAATGGCCGTTCAGACTGTTACTTGGAATTCAAACGAGAACAACGGTATTGTAGAGATCACCTTTGCCACTGAAGATGGTGAAGAGGAAGGTACTGATCGTAAAATCTTCATGGATACTGATCTGGCAACGACCACAGCATGGATTGCAACCAATCTGCATGTAGATGAAGCTTGATGAACTCCAGCGGCTCGATGACAAGACTGTCCTGTTTGGAGTCGATCCGTCTGGCAACCGATATCTTCCTCAAATGCTTAGGCTGTATCAGGAAAAGTTCGGAGTTGCATGTTCCAGTTGCCCTAAAAAATACCCTGAATATTTACGAAAGTTAAAGAATTTCAACATGAAAAAAGAAGATAAACAGTTTCAGCTTGGTAAGGCTGTCACTATTCCAATTTTTGGAACATCAGAAGTTTATTCAGATGAAAATATCACTGATGAAGCTGCCTTGAAAATATTGTCCCGGAATGCCAAAGCAATCAAGCTTTTTGAAAAGTTCCCAAAGAACTGGGAAGAGCTTGTGGAGGGATACAAACTAGGGGAAACCCAAATCAGATCCATTGATGAGCTGGCAAACCTTAAGGTTGAAGTTATCAGGGTATTATTCCCAGATGCAGTTGGGCGTAGTCGCGAAGACTTAATTTCTGACATTGCTCAGAAATATCCTGAACTGGTTGGTGAGGATCCAGAACCTGATGATTCTAAAATTAAAGAAGGCAAAAAAGAAACTAAATAGTTTGGGGGAGCTATGAAGTCTGCACTGATTCGCGTACATGAGGAATCGACACCTGAAGTTTATAATCGATCTTTAGGAGTGTATTTCAACGGGGAGGGGAATTTGTATCCTCTCCTGGTTGAAAATATTATCGATTCATCACCAACGGCTGGTCAGTGTGCTTGGTTGTACGAATCATTCCTTGGTGGTGGGGGATTTGAAAAAGACCTAACCATGATTGATTTGGATGAGGATTATTTCCTTTACAATCCTGATGACCTTTTGATGGATGTTGCTGAAAGTGCATCAAGACATCAGGGTGTTTTTGTACATGTCAATTACAATGCACTATATCAGAAGGAGAATTTTAAAGTCATCCCTTTCGATCAATGCCGCCTTGGAAAAAAGGATGATAACGATTACATCGGGAAAGTTGTCATATCAAAATCAGGATGGGGGCGTGAGCTCAAAAAGAAAGACCTTGAAGTTATTGATGTGTTCAACCCAAGACCAGAGGTTATACAAGCTCAGGTGGATGCTGTAGGAGGATGGGATTCCTACAAAGGACAGGTTTTGTTTTACACATTCCAGCCCAAACGACTTTATCCTAAATCGCTTATTGAAAGTGCCTATTTGTTTGCTGATGTTGAATACCAGATGGGGCTTTATTATAACGCTACAACAAAGCGTGGGTTCAATGATGCCAAACTGGTCAGACATAAAAAGTTTGATTCAAAAGAAGATGAGCGCAATTTCAATGGAAATCTGAAATCTTTGATGGGTGCCGAGAATTCATCTTCTATCATGACAATTGAGGATGATTGGGACAGCGATAATCAGCAAGGAAACATCAAGGTTGAGTCGCTATCTAGCAATGTCAAGGCTGAAAAATACCAACACTTTGAGGAAGCTTCAGCTAACTATATCCGCAAGGCATTTAAAAACATTCCTCCTCAGCTCGTAGACTATGTTGCCGGAAAATTGGGCAATACTTCAGGTGAGGATATGATCAAGGCTCAATCGGTGTATAACTCACTTATTGCCCGAGACAGAATGAGGATTGAACGCTTATTTTCAATTCTATTTGACAATTATAAGGAAGTCATTAACCCAGAATCAAATTGGGCTATAAAACAATATTCACTACTCGAAGATGGAACTGTTAATCAATAGATCGGACGTTGAGAAATATTTTAATGTTGCCATTGGCCGCAACAAGGATGAGTTTGAAAACTACATCCGTGAGGCTCAAATGTTCGACCTTAAAGCGATCATGCCTGAGAAGTTCTATTTCGATCTGTTGAAAAACAAGCATGCAGACATTTTAAACGGGAAAACTTATGAGTATGACGGATCCACTTATCAATTTGAAGGTGTGAAGGCTGTTATTTCTCATTTCACATACGGACTTTATCTGATTAAGTCCAATACAACCGACTCCAGCTTTGGTTTCGTTCAGAAAAAAACATCACAATCGGATCCGGTTGAGTACAAAGAGCGTAAAGATTGGTACTACAAACATCGCGAACAGGCCAACCAGCTATGGGAAGATGTGAAAAAGTATCTGGATAGGTTTCCTGATCAATATCCTGTTTGGAGAGAATGTACAACACCTGCTTTCAAATCATTTAAAACAAGTGTAATTCAATGAGTAAGATAACTTTTGAAAATAAGGAAAACTCATCAATTATTCAGACCCGGAAACTTCAGGTGACCGCTGAGGATTTGAATGAGATAAAAATAGTTGTCAATACAAATGATGACAGTATGATTGCTCATTTGAGAGCCTTTGTAAAGTTGATCAACTCAAGTTGCAATTTTGCTGGGTTCATTGGAGATTCATTTCCTTCAAATCCAGATGAAAACAATGTTTATCTTATTACTGTTGCATCGGAAGATTTTGAAATTGGAAATTTGGTAAAAAAAACAGGATCTGAATTTGTAATAATAAACACCTATAGCATTGAGGATTTAAAAACATACATAATATGAGAAGAGATAATGTATACCATCCTTATACTTTCAGGAAGTTCGTTGTGACTTCGGAGGATGCAAGTGGAAATCCACTCGTAACTATTTTCTATGATGACATGGAAAATGAATTGTTTAAGTGGGTCCAGGAATGGAACGCTTATGGAAAATGCACTTCATGGGAAGTAATTGACTTGAAAAATGTTTGATAGTGTTAGACGCTTTATGCCACCTCTCAGAGTCCATTCACAGTTCTCTGAATCCATAGACTTAATGTGGATATGGTTGGAATATGTCAGCCCTACTGAAATAGTAACAATTAAATACATTTAAAATGGCTATAATTGGATTGAAAAATAAAATACTTGCTCTCGCAGGTTCAAAAAGCTATAAGACCTCTGATTTTGCAGAGGATATTGATAGCAATTTTTTGGAAGTAATAAATGTATTCACAGACGGCTTCCGCATCGACTCCTGGACATACAACGACACCACCGAGGCCGTTGAAGACGTGGTTAACACCTATCAGGATGTGATTAACGATGCTATGCCCTGCGTGGTTGATGGAAACAACCAGGTGAAATACTACCTTAATCGTGCCGATTTCAGGTTTAAAGAAAACGGACAACCTGCTAACATTTACGGGTTCAAAATCGATACCGTTAAAAATATTTCGGGTACCGATTACACCATCCTGGCTGCCGATTTTGGCAATGTGGTTATTAGGTTTCCTAAAATGTACTTCTCGCACCGCTACCTTGCTGGTAAGCACTACTACCAACAGAGCAGGTATAATTTTGCAGGATCGCAAATACACCCGGCCTTCAGGCGTTACGATGCCACTGCTGGGGCTGTGGTAGATGTTGACTTTGCCAATTTAGGCAAATACGAAGGTGTGCTTTTTGATGCAAGTAAAAATCGATGTGTTGATGGCATTTACATAGATGCAAGCATAACGGCTGTTGCTGCAACAAAAACAATAACCCCTGCTGCACCAATGCAATACATGCAAACAGGCGATGTGGTTAAAGAAACTACTGCAATACTTGGAGCTGCCAACAGCGTTTACACAGTTGATACCGTTACCCGCGATGCCAACTCACAAACTACAGCATTTACCGTGCTCGAAGCCATTAATGATGTTGGCTCGGCTACTGCCATTACACTCCGCAATGATATTGATTTAGCTAACGACAAGTTGATGAGCGTTAGCGGTTACAAACCGCTTACTTACATTTCACAAACCGAAGCCAGACAATTGGCTGGCAATAACGGCTCAAAATACTCGCAGCAGGTTTATGCTGATTGGTTTCTGGTGCAAATGTTGGCTGCTGTTAAGTACTCAACTCTTAATATACAAACCGCTTTGGGAGCTGGAAAAACTGACAGTACTGGTGAGTACAAATATGTGAGCATCACAGGTGTGAGCAACGCTTCAGGCATGACTGATTTTATCGACAACACCAATAATAAGGAATTGCTTGGGGGCAGCTCAATTTTTGGTCTGGAAAACCGCTGGGGGAATGAATATGAATGGATTGATGGCATGAATGTTAACGATTGGGTAATTTCGATGTCGGTTGACAACTCGCAATTTGGCTCGGCTGGTTCTTATGTCAATTCAGGTATTGAACTTCCGCATACTAATGGGTACTGGGGTAAACTGGTTAATACCGACAAGGGATTATTTCCAGCTACAGTAGCGGGTTCGAGTGCTAATAAAATAGGAGACTACTTCTATCAAGTATCAGGTGCCAGGGTGGGTCGTGTTTCTGGCTCTTTGAGCGAGGGGGCGTATGCCGGGTTGGCGGCTCTCTATTGCATCAATTCTACGTCAAGTCGTGCTTGGGCTGTCGGGGCGCGCGTTCGCTCTTAAAAGATGAGATTTAGAACGGCTTGCAAAAAAAAACGAAAATAAGGAAATGAAATTAGTGGGTCATGTTTCTGGCTATTTGAACAATGGGACGAATGCCGGGTTGGCGTATCTCAATTGCAACAATTCTACGTCAAATCGTAATTGGAATATCAGGGCGCACGTTCGAACTTATTACTTATAATTTTATTTCCTTGCCTCTTGGCAAAATAAATAACAAACGCCCCAATTGGATTAGTAAATAGTTGAATATTCAGGGGTAATTAAGAGAATGAAAAGAGTAAATCACATATTTGATCAAATTACATCTAAGGATAACCTACGACTTGCGCATAAAAATGCAAGTCGTGGGAAGTATCGTTATAGGGAAGTCAAGGCTTTCAATATTAATCCAGATAATTATATTGATCAGTTGCATGATTCACTTATTTCAAAAACATTTGTAAATAGCCAATATGAAATATTTGAGCGCAATTGCTCAGGCAAATTAAGGGTAATCTACAAACTACCCTACTACCCTGACAGGATCGTGCATCACGCTATTTTACAAGTACTCGAGCCTATATGGAAGAGTGTGTTTATACGTGATACCTATCAAAGTATCAAGGGTCGAGGCGTTCATGCAGCAAAAAAACGGATTGATGAGGCAATACATAAGTATCAGCCGCAATTTTGCCTAAAATTTGACATACATAAATTTTACCCGTCTGTTGACAATGCGATTCTTAAAGAAATAATCCAGCGTAAAATTAAGTGTAAAGATACCCTGTGGTTGCTAGATGGAATAATTGATAGCGTTGATGGTCTGCCAATAGGAAACTACATTTCACAATATCTTGGCAACCTTTACCTTGCCTATTTCGATCACTATTTTAAAGACAAATATCACCTTAAATGGTATTATCGCTACTGCGATGACGTGGTTATATTACACGATGACAAGAGTTATTTGCAAACAGTGTTAAATGACATTAAGGGCTATTTGGCAAAAGAGTTGCACTTGGAGCTTAAGCCAAATTATCAGGTTTTTCCTTTAAAAAGTCGCGCGATTGACTTTTTAGGATACAAATTCTATCCTACCCACACCCTTGTGCGCAATTCAATTAAAAGAAACTTTATTCGCAAAGCGCGATCATACAATCAAACCAAAAGTAAACACACGCAGCGAAGCCTTACGAGCCTGTATGGCTGGATAAAGCACTGTGATGGACACAATCTATTAACCAAATATCTAAACGACTATGAAAGCATTATCCGCGGTCATTCTGCCGCAATTTGAAAAGAAGGGTGATAAAAATTACATCCGCTACAGCGAAGGGCAATTCGAAGGCTTTACTGAAGAGCTTCCTGTGTACGCACCAGATCCGGTGACTCACGATGAGGAACAAAATTATCAATGTGATCAAATCACATTCATACCACATAACCGTGATGCAATAATTGCACAATTGATAACTGATCGATATGCATATGATAAGCAGATAGCTTTATTTGCAAACAAAGATGATGGCGACATAGAGCATCAGAATGAGTTTGATGAATTTCAGCGCTTCAGGTTGTTTGCCAAATCCCTTACCGATCTATTTTTACTTACTTATGCACAAATTTAGTGACTTCGCAAAAGTCAACGTGATTGAAGGCGATAAGGTAAGTATCGATGATATTTTAAATAAGCCAATAATCGTAACCAACGCAAAAGTAGGGGCAAGTAAATATCAAAAGAATGCGTCAGGCAGATGTCTTACACTTCAATTTGAACAAGAGCCCGATCATCAGCAGATCATATTCACAAGCAGCGAAGTACTAATATCACAAATAGAGGAGTATTCTGACAAGATGCCCTTTGAAACAAGGATTGTTAAAATAAATAAGTATTATACTTTTAAGTAAAAAACATCAGGTTATATGAAAATACTAGAATGGATATGGTCGAAAGGAATCATCGTATTTGGAGTTGGCATTGTAATATTTGCAGGGGCTATGCTTTACCCTGAGCTGGGGCTCAATATTTCAGTACTACAGCTCGAGATAAGTTTCTATCTGATGATAGCAGCTTTACTGTTTGTTTACCGAACAATACTATCAGGCCGAAAAAACGGATGTTTCTATCATAAAAACGATAACCCGTTGCCACCCATGTTGGAACGGGAGATCAAGAACATCCACTTCATCGAAAGTCCGGCATGGTATGCGCAAAGTGGCGGGGTGTTTCTTTTACTGCTAGCCATCAACAGGACATTGCACTACTCGTTTGATATTTGGACAATTTTTGTCCAAATTGGGATTGCGGCATTAATCACCTGGGGAACGGTTCAAGCATCCAGTTATCACTTCCAGCGCGGCATTACTGCTGGCCTCAAAGATGATGATCACCTTGACGCCATCAGCGAAAATGAGGTGGCCATCATGTTTTTTGGCCTAAAAATTCAGTTTTGGAAAGGTAGGCTATTTAACAACCGTGGAAGAAAAGTGGCGCAATGGTTGGGGATTGTGGAGGTTATTTCTGGTATTTTTTTAATGATGTGGTTTAATATTTAATAGTATGACAATCAAAGAAGCAACTACGGAGTCCTTAAAGCCACTTGCAATTGCAGGGGTTATAATTATGTTTCTACTCTCTGTGATTGGATTCTTTGGTATTAGGGCAATTAATTCACTCGATGCGCTCAATAGTAGTGTGATTAAAAATACCGAGCAGTTGATAAACAAAACAGAAAAAGACTCTGATCAAGATGATCGATTGTATAGCGTTGAAAAGGATGTGAAGGAACATGAAAAACGATTGACAACCATTGAAATAAAAAGATGAAATTTATAGCATATATGGCCAGCCTAATAAAAAATAATACCGGGAACAGTTCCAAAAACTTTGTTCTCGTATTGTCATCAATTACTGGTACTATATGTATTTTTTCATTCCTGATCATGCTATTTGTCGACCTTTTTAGCGACTATGAGATAAATACAGACCTTACCGGGATGTCGTATATCATTACTGCTATTGGTTCATTAATAAGTGCTGTTTACTATTTTAAAGTAAGATCAGAAAGGCGTGATAATTATAGTACTAAATACAACCAGAACGATTATGAGTCTTAGTAGCCAACAACAGATATTCACTCGCAACATTGCGAAGCTTATATTATTCGCTAATAGCCGAGGCATTGAACTCACATTTGGCGAAGCCTACCGAACCGATGATCAGCAGGAGCTTTATTACTACGGAAAAACAATCAGACCTGAAGATGGTAAACTCGAATTGATTGGTGCAAAGAAACGTACACGAACAATGAAGAGCAATCACTTGAGGCGATTGGCTGTTGATTTCAATTTCTTTGTCAACGGTAAACTTACCTATGATCATCCCGAAATTAAGGTACTGGGCGATTATTGGGAAAGTCTTCACCCTGCAAATCGTTGGGGAGGACATTTTAAGAATTTCTTTGATGCACCTCACTTTGAAATGAATGTGTAATGGTTGCTGTTTTACTATCGGTAATTAAAAAAAACTTCTGGCAATTCCTGTCAGTATTTTTCTTTGTAATTATTTTTGTACAAAGGGGCTGTGATACAGAAACTCAAAAATTAATCACCAAACTAGACTCGAAACCCATTGTCTTTCCAATTAAAGAATATGTTCCAACACCTATAATAGTTCCTCAGTATATCGATACTGGATCTACAAAGTGGCTCATTAAATATGAGCAACAAAAGATTGATACGGCCAGAATCATGCAGATGTATAGGGCTTTCTATAGTTATAAACTCTATGGTGATACTGTTCACAGCGACACAAACGGTAGGATAATTGTTTACGATTCAATTTCAGAAAATACAATAATGAGAAGAAGGGTTGATGCCACCTTCTTTCCTTCAATATACATGATCCCATGCACTCCAGTCAGAAAATTATATGCTGGAATCGGGATGGGAGGTTACGATGATAAGTTTGGAATGTCAGGCAAATTACTTTTTGTCGACCGGAAAGAGCGAATTTATAGTCTAAGTTACAACCCAATTCTCCAATATGTTGAGGCAAGCACGTTCTGGAAAATTAAACTCAAAAAATGAAATGTTACTCAATTTGTTGTTCAGTCAACTTTTAAACCCAAACACCCTTAAATAAACAAAGCCATGAACTATCTCTAATTCAAGGCTTTATTTTGTCGGAGTGGCCCGACTCGAACGGGCGACCACTTGCACCCCATGAGAGCTTTAAACATTTTATAAAACATCAAAACACGCTATAAACCCACTATGTAAAGGGCTTTTGTTTGATTCTTGAAATATTGTAATGTGTTTAAATTGTTCAAATTGTTGTTCAGTTGGCTAAAAAAAGTAAGTTTGTTGTTCAGTTTGTAATTCAGTTTTTACAATGCAAATATCAACAAAACTTTGTCTTGAATATCGTTTTTTGAGAAAAAACAATACTCGCTCGATTATCATTAAGATTATCAAGGATAGGAAATCAGCATCAATTCAGACTGGGGTGGCAGTCAATGAGAATAACTTTGTTGAACTTGAGCATGGCGAGGCCATTGTAAAAAAGGATCCAGAGATAAAAAACATAAGTCGAGTAAATAAGAGTTTAAAAGATCAGCTTTCCAGTGTTAAGGAATTTATAGAGGGATTGATCGCTACTGGTAGTGTCAATAACATGACAGCAATTGAAATAAAACAAGCCTATTTAAACAATAGTAAGTCTAGCTCACTTAACCAGTTCATGAAGGATCGCGCTGTTGATTTGGATGAATCTGGAAGGAATGGCTATAGTAAACTATGGGAGTATGCCGAAAGCTTTTTAAACAGAGCACTCGGAAAAGACATTGCATTTGAAGATTTCAACCTTAAAACAATTCACAAGCTGGAGAAATTTCATCTTTCGAATAACCCAGATGGAGTAAACGGTCTTTCAGCATACCTGAGACTTATACGCACAGCCTATTACCGGTTTGCAAAGGAAAATAATATAGACCTGAAGAATAATCCATGGGACAGCTACACCATCCGAAGCAAGCGAACTCGGAAACGGGCTACTACAAGTGAAATCATTAAAAAATTCAGAGATTTTGAAGTAGGTCCAGGAATGAGATTGGATGCAAAAAACCTGTACATGCTATCCTTTTATCTTGCCGGAATAAACCTGATCGATATGGCCAAGCTCAGGGTAAAGCAAATATACGATGGCAAAATCCATTATTCACGGACAAAAATCCATGAGGAGATTTCCATTCCAATTCCTCCCCAAGCACAGGAAATAATAGATTGTTACATTGTCGGAAAGAAGTCAGACGAATATGTGTTTCCCATCTTTGATCCCAGCCGGACTGATGCCGAAAATGCTACTCTGTACCGATCAAGACGAAATACCTACAATGAGTACATTGACTCGATCTTTAAAGCCATCGGAGTGGTGTCTGATCGAAGGATTACCTTCTACTCAGCACGACATACATGGGCTTCTCGTGCCAATGAATTGAATAAACCTATTTCTGCCATTTCTCAGGGGCTTGGACATACCGATATCAAAACAACCCAAATTTATCTGGATGATCTAAAAGATAACGTGTTGGATGAAGTGAATAGGGATGTGATTGATTTGGATTAAAACAAGTTAAATAACTGTAAATAAGTTAATTAAAACTTGTATGTTGTGTGATTAGATGTTATATTTGCTCTGTAAACGATAAATAAATACAGATGAAAGCTTTAATATCACACCCTAACTACACACAGGCAGATTTAGAATATCTAAAGAAAAAAGGCTATACGAATTCAGAAATACTTGGTATCTGGAACAGTGAAATAGGAAAAGACCCGGTAACGCACAATATTGATTTTTCAAAAGGGTATGTTTCGATCAAATGATTTTCGTAATGCAATAAAGATTTATTTGACACGTTTCCATAATTGTATTACATTTACAATACTTTTGCAACCCGAAATGAAAACCATTATCCGAAATATAAGTGCTTAATTATTCTTGAGTTATGAGTTTGGTTACAATTATATTTATTATTTCAATAGTACTGATAGAGTTGAGTGTGTTCTATACTCCTCTTTATTTTGTGTCATACAAGTGCTTTCAGCTTGATGCAATTATAGGTGATAAGAAACTGGTAATTATATTAATAGTACTTACTGTGATATTGTCAGTCCTATTTTTCCAAACATTCTTTCACGTTTCGAATAAAATCTTCCTTTAATCGGTTGTGGTTTCAGCTTGTAGAGAGTCAATTGCTGATTGATGTAAAGTAATGCGTTATCGTATAAGTCGCTTGCTGACATTCCTTCATTTTCAATAACGATGTAGGTTTTGCTGTTGTCTTCTGAATTTTTAAGTCCTTCTGGGGTTACTTCATAGGACTGGGCAAAGGTGAACGTGCTAATTAAGATTATTAGAAATGTAATCAGGTTTTTCATCTGGATTTAATTTTAGGTATTCGTTAAATAGGTCATCTGGTATTTTGACAAATACTTTTTTGAAAGTATACGCTTCATCTAGCAAATCAAACATATCTTCTGGAATAAACTGGAACAATTCCGGTCTGTATAATTCCTCAACTTTAACCAAATGTGCCATTGTAATTGATGTTAAAAAGTCCGTTTAATTATTTTAAATATCTGGATTACTTCATTCAGATTTAATTCAAAGTTGGCGTACTCAGGAGAAGGGTTCCTAGAATTACAAGTAATAGTTCCTTTATCATTGTCTTGAGCAATGATATCTTTACAAAGAATCGTGTCTTGATGAACAATGACCCACCCATAAGGAGCGTCCCTAAACTTAGATTTCCAATGATGCCTTCCAAGTTCTCTGCACAAAGCTATTGATTTGTCTGGGGTGCCTTTTATTGTTCCATCATCCATACTGTCACCTTTGATCTCGAATGCTACATAATGCCCCCTTCCAACTCTGTCTACATGAAACTCCATGTTGTCAAGGGTTTCGATAAATTCAGTGTCAATATGCTCTGAAATGTATTGTGCGTATGCCATAACTGGTATTAGTGGCACTCTTATTCTATACAATCCATTGGGAAGTTCTGTGAATAGGTTGCCGCTTTTGTTTGAAATTATGTTTGATTTAAATTCTGATTTTAACATGGAGCCTTCGTTAAAAAGTAACCAGTCATCATTTATCATTGGAAAAGTAATTGAAAACTTCTTTAAAAAATTGTCAGTTAAGTACTTTTCGTTTCCTTTAAGTGCACTTGAAACAGTAGCTTTATTCATACCCATTTTATCAACAATATCCTGCTGAATAGATATTATTTGTTCTCCCTTAAGGAAGGCAATGGCCTTATTTATTCTTTCAAGTCTATTCATAGTTACAAACTATGTTTGTATATTTGTGGTCTATTTACTTATTTTAACCTTAAATTTATTGTCATGAGCGAATCAGAGCTAGATATCCGCAGAAAAGAATTAGCTGCAAAACTTACTGAACAAGTTGTTAAGGTGTTCCAAAGGGGAGCAGGCCTCGATCTAGCTGAAAAGCTTGTTAATGAGTGGTATAATAAATTTCTCATTGATCTTTCTGAAAAGGGAGTAATACCGGAATAGTAAACTTTACTCTATTGCTATAGCTCTCATTACTTTCTTCTTTACCTCCT